CACTGATTATTTTATGACGTATAATACAGCAACATATTCTACATCTGGACACTTATATGGTTTAGATGATACGACATGGTCGGAGCCAGTATAATGTATAGTGGAACTTTATACACAAAGAATGGATCTTATCCCAATAGAATACCAAATGAATTAGATTTGGGAAATGGTGTAATTAAAACAAGAAAAACTATAACAAATCAAGATATGTTGGATGCTGGATATACAGTTGCTCCTGATAAACCAAGACCTGCTGAAGATGCAACAGAACAAGAAATACACGATTTTCCTGTTTACATTTGGAACTCAGAAACTTCTAATTGGGTATTGAAAGAGTAATTATAAATAGAGTTAAATATAACTCTTAGGAGAAATAACAATGGCATTTAATGGAACGCATTCTGGCACTGGTAATGGTCGTCATAATGGCGAGGTGTATATACGAAATACACAACTCTTCTCATTTAGAGATTCTGACTGGACGGGGAATCCAGGGCAGTATGGTAAAATACAATATCACTCTCGAAGGTGGTATATCGTTTCAGATTCCGAATCAAATAGAATCGTTCAATTTCGTCGAGATGGTTCCGATAAATCATATATTGGCAATAGCGGTGAATGGGTTGGTGGCAGTTCAGTTTATGGTACAATTTTTTATGATACAAACAATAGTGGTTATTATTTAGACCCATCTTCAACAGGAACTTCTTTAAATGTTGCTGGCACTGCATATTTTGGTTCTTGGGTGAGAACATATGGCAAAACAGGATTGTATAATCAAACATATGGTGGTGGAATTTATATGGTAGATACCAGCTATGTTAGAATTTATAATGGTAAACGGTTATATGTGCCCAATCTAATTTTAGCAACAGGTAACATCACTGCATATTATTCAGACGAGCGTTTAAAAACTAAAACTGGATCTATTGATAATCCTCTAGAAAAAATTGAATCATTGTCTGGATTTTATTATGTTGAGAATGAAACTGCCAAAAAATATGGATACGATAATGATAAACAGCAAGTTGGTTTGTCGGCGCAGGAAGTACAGAAAGTTGTTCCTGAAGCAGTTTCATTAGCACCATTTGATGTCGAGCCTGATGAAGAAGGAAACTCTATTTCTAAAACAGGTGAAAATTATTTAACTGTTGATTACTCGAAATTGGTTCCATTACTGGTTGAAGCAATAAAAGAACTTAAAAGACAAGTTGAAGAACTTAAAGGTGGAAGATGACATACACATTCGTTGATAGTATAGAAAAACTCAAAACAGATTCAGATGGAAATGTTATCGCTGTTCATTGGAATAGAGTTGCAACTGACTCTGATGGATATTCTGCAACTTATGTTGGAAGAACACCATTACCAGAAGCGAATACAGCTTCTAATACATATATAAACTTTTCTGATTTAACTGAGAGTGCTGTATTACAATGGGCTGTCGGTCAGGCTGACGCAAATAATATAATGTCTAGCATTGATAAAACTATCGAGTTACAGAAAATTAATGACACCCCTCTTCCATGGAAAGAAACAGATGAATTGGTAGAACCAGAAAATTCTATCTTTAATTTAGACCCAGACGAAATTTAATCAAAGGAATATATTATGAATGACCATCAAATTGAAGTAAAAGTTGACTTAACTCTTGAAGACATTTCAAAAATTTTAGCAGGTCTTAGCGAATTGCCTGCAAAACATTCTATGGAACTTATAATGAAATTAAGTGATATCTACGAAAACAATAAACCAAATGGAAACTAGATGGCTTTACAAAGTTCAGGTCAAATATCTTTAAACGACATCCATCGTGAAGCTGGTGGTGCCTCTGGTTCACAAGCCAGTATCAATGATTCAGATATTCGTGGATTGATTGATAAAGGATCTGGCATCCAGATGTCATTCAGTGAATGGTATGGCGCCAGCGCAAGCATTGCCTCAGGGACAGCGGAGGTTTATGAGGCACCTAACCTTGTTGGAAGAATAGTAGCGCCTACAGCATGGAATTTTTCAGATACATCATATCCTGGAGTCTTAGGTAGGGGTAATTATTTTGGTGATGGGAAAGTTAAAATAGAAGTTACATTATTTGACAACAGTTTTGGTGGGAATCAAATTCTTTTGTGGATGACTTCTGTTGATGGAAATGATCTTGCGAATGTAGATAATTGGACAACACTTACTCTTTCAGCTGGTTCAACAACACTTTCGATACCAAGAACTGATACCACTGGCCAATTGTTAATTTATTATAATAGCCGACTAAAAAGATGGTTTTACCCTGCTACTGCCGCAAGGGGAACAGCGGTAAGAGCATTTAATAATGCTGTTCGTAACACAACAAGAGTTAGAACTGTAACATCTGGAGCTTCTTATGATGTTTATAACATTAATTGGGTTCTTGAATAGGAGTTTAAATGTCTGAAATTAACTATGAAATAGTACATTTAAAAACCAACGAAGAAAATGGAGAAACAATTGAAGTTTCTTCAGAAGAAGTTGAAGCGATAGCATCTGCTAAAATTATTTTAGAAAATGATATAATTTTATATCTACCATGTTCTTTAGATTCAAATAATGATATAGATTTAGTTCTAACTGAAAATGCCATAAATGAAACTTTACTAAAATTAAGTGAAGAGTCTGAAATGTTGACGTCAATTAGTCAATATAATTCAATGGAAGACTATCTAGAGAACGCAGAAGAAATACTAAACATAATTAATCCACCAAATCCACAATAATCATTCAAATTCTGTTATTATAAATAGAGACAGTAGATATAATAACAGGGTAAGATTATGGCTAATCCAACCAGCAGAACAGAATTAAAAAAATATTGTCTAAGACGTCTCGGTCATCCTGTAGTAGAAATTAATATCGATGAAGATCAGATGCAAGACCGCATCGATGACGCATTAGCATTTTATCGTGATTATCATTATGATGGAACAGAAAGAACCTTTCTAAAACATCAGGTCACGCAAGAAAATATTACAAATGAATATATTGATATTCCTACTAACATTACAGGAATTATCAATGTATTTCCTGTTGGCACAGGATTAAACGCTAACAATCTTTTTAATCTCCGCTATCAGATCACGCTCAATGAGATCTATGATTGGGCGCATTCTCAGTTTCAAAACTACTACAGTTCTATGGAGCGCATGGCTCTTATGCAAGAACTTTTCGTAGGAAAACAACCCCTTCGTTTTAATCGTCACATGGATCGCCTTTTCCTTGATATGGATTGGGAAGCCAGAGTTGTAGTTGGCGAATATTTAATTATCGAATGCTATCGTCAACTTGATCCAGATGTATACACATCAGTTTGGGGTGATTGGTGGTTACGTCAATATACAACTTCATTGTTTAAAAGACAGTGGGGCGAAAACCTCAAGAAGTTCGAAGGCATGCAACTTCCTGGGGGAATAACTTTTAACGGACAAAAAATTTGGGAGGAAGCTGAAGAGGAGATCAAAAGGCTAGAGGAAGAAGTTGTAAACAAATTCTCTATGCCAGCGATGGATATGATTGGTTAATTGTTATGGTAACAAATCTCTTTTTCAACAACTTCAACTTTACGAGTGAGCAAAGACTTGTAGAAGATCTTATTATCGAAGCCATTCAAATTTATGGCATCGAATGCTATTATCTTCCACGCACACTCGTAAAAGAGGATAATCTTTTTGGTGAAGATATTCTCTCAAAATTTGATAATGCATATGCTTTAGAAATGTATATCAAAAACGTTGAAGGGTTTGACGGAGAAGGCGACTTTCTTTCTAAATTTAATATTGAGATTCGTGATGAAATTACATTTACAATTTCTCAACGTCGTTTCAGCGAAGAAATACACCCAAGTGATACTACTCCATATAATGAAGATCAAGGCATTGGTCGCCCATCAGAAGGCGATTTAATCTACTTCCCACTTAATGGTAAAATTTTTGAAGTCAAGTTTGTTGAGCACGAAGCCGTTTTCTATCAACTCGGCTCGCTTCAAACTTATGACCTTCGTTGTGAATTGTTCGAGTACAGTTCAGAACGTTTGGATACAGGTATCCCACAAATCGACGCAATCGAAACTACACTCAGCGTGGATGCGTTGCTATACCAAGTCTTGTTCGAAACATATACCACAGCTGCTATTGTTGAGGCAACTGTTGCTGGTGGTATTGTAACTGCTCTCACAATTGAAAGTGGTGGGCAAGATTATGTTGCAGCAAACACTACAGTTACCATCGATTCTCCTGCAAGAGTCAGTGGAGATGCCGTGGCTGCTAATGGTGTAGGAACGATTGTTGATGGTCGGTTAACAGACTTTACAATTACTGTTCCTGGGGGATTCTATACTAATGCTCCTTCAGTATCATTCGCTAGACCAAATATCAATTATTTTGTAAATGCAGCCGCACAAACAATTACGAACTCCAATACGAATATAACATCGATAACAGTTACAGAAGGCGGATTCTTCTATGGCGAAGCACCAGCTGTTGAGTTCCCAGAACCAGCCGCAACAGATATTTCATCTGCCACTTTTGATACTAATGATCCAAAAATCGGAAATACATCGATAAGAGTTGAACAAGAATTTTTCTCATTCACTCAAAACTTTACTGAAGCAAATCTTCAATATGGTACAGTAGAAGTTTTCGTTAAACCAGATAATGGTAGTAACACCAACGGAAGTAATACTGGCTTAATTCTTTCGACCAATAGTTATTCTATTGGTATTGCGAATGGAATTTTGGAACTGAAATCATCTGATGGTTCTGTAAACGTAAAAACATCAAATGGCTCTATAATTGGTAGTGTCAAATTTGCAAACGGAACATTTAGTAATGTTGAATCATATACTCATGTTTTATTGGAAGCCAATTCTTCTCATACTCTAGTTTTCCAAGATGGCGTAAATGTAATTAATGTTGCCACAGATAATTCAAGCAGACCTCTCGTTTCAGGCAGAGTTGCGCTCGGCGATTTCGACGCTCAGTCTAATGGCATTGTTGGTTTGTATGATGGTTTAAAAATTTCTAACACATCTTCCGAAAGAGTTTCTGGTGATATATACGCTATAAAATATCCAGTAAATACTATAAAAACTTCTCCACAATTTAATTTAACAATTACGAATGGCGTGATCACTGCTGTTGAAATTGCCAACACGGGAAGTTATTTTGCTAACACTCCAACATTAACTGTTTCTGCTCCTGGTGTTTATAACTTCTTAGAGGAAAGAATCACATTCTTCGCCAATGGTTCGATAGCAAATACATTTACAGTTCCTAATACTGCAATCGCATTTGCAAATGCAACCGCCAATGCAACAATAAGCGATAGATTAATTTCTGGAGTTTCTATATCTAACACTGGATTCTATTATTCATCTGCTCCAGCAGTATCATTGACAGGTGGTGGTGCGCCAGAATTTAAATTCGGCAATAGTTCTGAAAAATTACCATCATCACAGCAAACGTTATTTACATCTGATACATCGCTATCAAACTCTTCGATAGATTTCTGGTTGTATGTAAATGAGGCTCCAACAGAAAGAAACGTAACGATTACAGCAAACACTCATACTGAGTTATTTTTATCAAATACTACAGTTGAAATTATTGTTGGAACAAACGATTCTGGGGCTTATGACATTCCAGTTGAAGGCGCTGCAAATGTATTTTTCATCGCATCAGAATATATTTCTGGTAACCCAGATGGCAGTAATATCTTTGAAGATATTATCGTTGTTGGATATCCTTCTGGTAATACATCAAATAACTTAAATCTTTATCGTAAAAAAGAATATTTCGCAGCAAACAATATTCAGATTATATTTAATCAATCATCAAATACAAATATTGGTCATCCTCTTGTGTTTAAATTTGCAAACGGATTACCATATACTTCAAATGTTGTTACTTTTGGAACTCCAGGAACTGCTGGTGCACAAACTGTTTTAACCACACCATCAACTAACGCTGACATCGTATATTATTGTAACACTCATGGCGTTAGTATGGGAAATACAATTTATGTGAGAACCGATGCGCAAATCGGGCAAAGCAATGTATATTATGATGCAGCAAACACTCCACTTACATCATATATAAGAACAAACCAACATATTTTATCTGAATTTACTAATACGCAAAATCAAACAATCATAAGCGGAAATAACTTCAACATTTCAATTGCATCAACTGAAAATGAAAATGAATTTAATTTAATATATTTTAATGTTGATAAAAATACAAATAAATTAAGAACCATATCTCCTGAAACTTCTATAGAGATAGTTGGTGGAAATTTTGCTACTGTTAATGAAGGTTTCACAGTTAATGAGTGGCATCACATTCAACTCAATTCTTATGTTGATGATAATGGGAACGAAAATATCGTATTTGGTGTAGACGGAACAAGATATTATAGCGGTCCATCTTTTGGGAATTCTTATCCGCTTATTAGCGATGAGAAAGTTTATTCTATAGGTCCAAGACAACTGCAAAATAATACAAGCATTACGTTTGGACAAGCAAATGCTTATATTGACGCATTACATTTTGCAAACACTAGAATAACTACACCGAACTCTGAATTGTCAACATATACGATACCGACATCAGAATATTCTGGCGGACAATATACCAACAACTTTAATTATACCGCAGGAACTCTTTTAGCTCAGATAACAAACGGAAAGGTTTCCGCAGTCAATATTATTAATTCTGGTAATAATTATTATGAAGCACCAACAATTACGATTGCGGCTCCAAACACCGAACTTTATACCACAGCAAATATACAAGTCGCAACTCTAGAGGATGGTGGTATTGCAAGTGTAACGATTGTTGATGGTGGATTTGGATATGTAACTGACGCTGAAAATACTGGATTAGATCTAGTTGATGTTACATTGACAGCTTCTAATACAAATGTTGACTGGTATGAAGCAAACACGACATATTATTCTTCAGATAATTATTATGCTCAAGTTTTTGTTCCTTATAAAGCAACAGGAACGGCAAACGTAAATTCAGACGGCACTGTAAATGTTATTACGATTTCTAATACTGGATTCGGTTATGCTTCTGGTCAAGAATTAATTATCGCAAAAGCCAACACCGTATTATATAATGCAGCAAATGCAACGGCGACAATTAATGCCAATGGTCAAGTAACAGGAATAACAATTACTGATCCAGGATTAGGATATGCAAATGCTGATGTATTATTCCCATTCTTCACTCCGCCAATATATAACACGGCTGAGGCTTCGGTAACAATTACAGCTGGCATTATAACAGACATTACGATTACAGATGCTGGTTCTGGTTATAGAACTGCTCCTAAAGTTCGTGTTGTTGGGAATCAACAGGCTGGTGCGCTTCTTTCTGAGGATGGGGGTTCAGTTGTTCTTGATGCTGGCCAAATTGGTTATAAACCAGAAAATACAGATCGTGCTGCCAACAACGAAGTATTTGAGGTTCACGACTTTATTGACTTTAGCGAAAGCAATCCATTTTCAGAAGGGGATGATTGGTAATGTTTGGGCATCAGTATAATCACGGAGTCATCAGAAAATATATCATTATGTTCGGCAACATGTTCAACGATATTACAGTGACAAGAACTGATAATAATAACAGTCGTATTCAAGCCATTCGTGTTCCAATTGCATATGGTCCAAAAGAAAAGTTTCTTGCTCGTTTAAGACAAGACCCACAGCTTAATCGTCAAGTTGCAACACAGCTCCCTAGACTGTCGTTTGAAATTACGAATATGTCATATTCGCCAAATCGCAGTTTAAACAAAATGTCTAAAAACGTTTCAGTTGGAGCAGGTAATAGAACCTTGGCTCGTCAATTCACACCAGTCCCATATGACATAAATGTTTCTCTATATGGAATGTTCTCATTTCAAGAAGATGCTGTCCAAGTCGTTGAACAAATTCTTCCATTCTTTCGTCCAGAGTGGACAAATAGTATGAAACTTGTAAATGAGATGGGGCAATATTATGACATTCCAACAGTGCTTGAGGGAATGACAATTGAAGATACATACGACAGCGACTTTCAAACTCGTCGTGCCATTATCTATACATTCAATTTTATGATCAAAGGTTATATCTTTGGTCCAGTGCAGAATAAAGGAATTATCAAAAGAACTATCGTTAATAGTTATGACAACGAAAGTTATGACCCAACAATTCCTAAAATACATACAACAACATTAACCCCAGGATTAACTTCAAGCGGAACACCAACAGGCAATACATCGCAAAGCGTGCCAATTACGACCATTGACGCAGAAGATGATTATGGTTTCGCATTTGAGCGTGAAGACTTCTTTAATGGAACAGGTGAATAATGAAAAATAATGTGACTGACAATTTAAATGAAATTTTTGATATAGATACAGAATTGGTTGAAGAAGTCGTATCACAATCTACTGCGTTAGAAAAACCAAAAGAAGATACAGAAGATATAGAAGCTGATTATAAGCATGCTCGTGATAATCTGTATAGCGTAATCGGTAAAGGAACTGAAGCATTAGACTATTTGCTAGAATTAGCAAAAGCCTCAGAACATCCACGTGCCTTCGAGGTTGTATCGCAATTAACTAAAACTCTTGTTGATGCCAATAAAGATCTTCTTGATATACAGAAAAAGGTCAAGGATCTTAAAAAAGAAGACGAAAAAGAATCGCCAAAATCAGTGACAAATGCTTTGTTCGTAGGCAGCACAGCAGAACTACAGAAGTTGATCAACGGCAGAGATAATGACTGAAACCTATCTTGGCAATCCTAATCTAAAAAAATCTGGCGTAAATGTTAATTTTACACAAAAGCAGATTAAGGAGTATATCAAATGCTCCAAGGATCCAGTGTATTTTGCCAAAACATATATTCGCATCGTAAACGTTGATCAGGGATTGATACCATTTAAACTTTATGATTTTCAAGAGGAAATGGTAAATTCCTTTAAAGATAATCGCTTTGTTATATGTAAACTTCCACGTCAGACTGGTAAATCCACAACTGTGACTGCCTTTATTCTATGGCAGATATTATTTACGGATAATCAAAATATCGCTATTCTAGCTAACAAAGGCTCGCTTGCTCGTGATCTTCTTGGTAAAATTCAGCTGGCTTATGAATATCTCCCTAAATGGCTTCAGCAAGGCATTACAGTTTGGAATAAAGGTAATATTGAATTAGAAAACGGATCGAAAGTCGTTGCAGCCGCCACATCATCGTCAGCCATTCGTGGTGGATCGTTCAACCTAATTTTTCTAGATGAGTTTGCATTCGTCGGTAATAATATGGCTGAAGAGTTCTTTGCTTCAGTTTACCCTACTATTTCATCTGGTAAATCGTCAAAAGTCTTTATCGTTTCTACACCTAATGGTATGAATCACTTTTATAAGATGTGGTCAGACGCCGAAGATGGTAATAGCAATTATGTTCCTATTCAGGTTCACTGGTCACAAGTTCCTGGAAGAGATGAGAAGTGGAAAGAGGAAACGATACGAAATACCAGCGAAGAACAGTTTAGGCAGGAATTTGATTGCGAGTTTCTTGGTTCAGCCAATACGCTTATTCATCCCTCTAAACTAAAAGCGATGGTGCAAAAGAAACCGAAGCGAAACTGGAACGGAGTCGACATATATGAAGATGCTGTGGAAAATAACACATATGTTATGACAGTTGACACCTCGCATGGCGTTGGTTTAGACTATTCAGCATTTTCGGTATTTGATGTAACAGAGGTTCCATATAAACAAGTCGCTAAGTTTCGCAGTAAAGATATATCGCCTATGCTATACCCTAATGTGGTGGCTCAAATAGGGCATGCATATAATGATGCTATGATATTGGTAGAACTTAACGATATCGGTTCAATGGTTTCTAATATTCTTCATTCAGATTTAGAATACGAGAATCTATTGACTACAGCAGTAAAGGGTAGATCAGGGCAAGTAATTAGTGGGGGATTTGCCGCCACCATTCAATTTGGCGTAAAAACAACAAAAACAGTTAAAAGAGTTGGTTGCTCCAACTTAAAAGATATGATTGAGAACGATAAGTTGATAATCAATGATTATGATACAATTCAAGAACTTTCAACTTTTATAAGTAATAGGAGCAGTTATGAAGCTGAAGAGGGAGCGCATGACGACATGGCTATGACATGCGTTCTTTTCTCTTGGTTAGTCAGACAGGAGTTTTTCAAAGAGGTGACTGACACTGATATTCGAAGAAAAATATATGATGAAAAGATTAAAATGTTAGAGGATGATGCATTACCCTTTGTTTTTATCGACGACGGAGTGCCTGAACATACGGTTCAAGATATGGAAGCACCCTTTGATGTAAGTGAATACATCTCAAGTGCGAACAAGGATTACTTCTAAAAAGTCGTTTTTTATAAATATTGGTTAGAATAAGTAGCCAACATTATTAATTTAAAGGAGATTAAAATGCCTTTCCAAGTATCACCAGGAGTGAATGTTAGTGAAATCGATCTAACAACGGTGGTTCCAGCAGTATCAACTACTGATGGCGCTATCGCTGGTCATTTTGCTTGGGGTCCAGCTGATAATAGAGTGCTTGTATCTAGTGAAGATGCACTCGTTCAAACGTTCAGCAAACCCAATGCAAATACGGCAGACGATTTTTTCACTGCAGCAAACTTCCTTGCTTATGGCAATTCATTATATGTAGTTCGTGTCGTTGAAAACACAACAGCTAAAAACGCTGTAACTTCTGGAACTGCAAGACTAATTCAAAACGAAGATGAGTATGATGCAGCCACTCTCTCTGGTTCAAACGGAGAGTGGCTCGCAAAATATCCAGGACAGTTAGGCAACAGCTTGAAAGTTTCAGTTTGCGCAAGTGCGGCTGCATTCGAAAATAGCGTGACGAACTTAACAAACTACAGCATTTCAAGAAATAACTCAAACGTTGTTTTCTCGAATACTGCAACAACTAACGTATCGGTTGGTGACATTCTTTTACTTGGTCCAGATAGAGAAGCAAGAAAAGTTAAGTCAGTAAGCGACTCAGTCATCACGCTAACACAGGCATACAGCGGTAACACTCTTTCCGCTTATACCACATCTTTAACTCGTCGTTGGGAATACTTCAGCAATGTTGATGGTGCACCGACCACGACAGCATATGCTAACAGCGTAAATGCTCAAGCAGACGAGATTCACATCATCGTTGAAGATGAAGACGGAGCGATTACAGGAACACCTAAAACTGTTCTTGAAGTGTTCAAAGGTCTTTCGGTTGCTCCAGATGCTAAAGATAGCGTCGGCAACAATCTTTACTACAAAGATGTAATTAACAATCAATCACAGTGGCTTTGGTGGAACTCTCATATCAGCAAAACAAATGCTGGTTCAAGAGCAGACGCAGGAACTTCCTTCGGTTCGCCAACCACACCAATCAATGATTCTTTAAGTGGTGGTTTAGACGGTAACGCTCCAGGAGAAGATGATTATATCCGTGGATATAACACATTTGCTTCTGCTGAAGATGTTGACGTTTCATTGGTCTTAGGTTCAGCAATCGGTCAAACTGTTGCTGTTCATATCATCAATAACATCGCTGAAAGTCGTAAAGATTGTATCGCAGTATTGTCGCCTGAAAGAGCAGACGTTGTGAATAACAACGCTTATGTTGGTAAACAGGCTGAAGATATTGTTGCTTATAGAAACACCCTACCATCAAGTTCTTATGCGGTTCTTGATAGTGGTTGGAAATATCAATACGACAAATATAACGACACATACCGCTATGTTCCATTAAATGGCGATACAGCAGGTCTCATGGTTCAAACCGATCTTACTCGTGACCCATGGTACTCGCCAGCTGGATTTAATCGTGGTAACGTAAAAAATGTTATCAAACTGGCGTATAATCCAAACAAAGCAGAACGTGACTTGCTTTATAAGAATGGCGTCAACCCAGTTGTCACATTCCCTGGTCAAGGAACGGTTCTATTTGGCGACAAAACATTACTTGCTCAACCAAGTGCGTTTGACCGCATCAATGTTCGCCGCTTGTTCATCGTGCTTGAAAAAGCCATTAGCACTGCTGCTAAGTTTACTCTTTTCGAGTTTAACGATGACTTTACTCGCTCGCAATTTAAAAAT